TTCCTAGGATTTTTAATCTTGTCCTTATTGAACCGGGTAAATCTTTTGTAAGGGTTATCCAGAGCATAGGAAGGGGCATAAGGAAAGCAGAAGACAAGGAGAACGTGCAGATATGGGACATTACCAGTAGTTGCAAGTTTGCGAAAAGACACTTGGGGGCAAGGAAAAAGTTTTACAAAGAGGCCAATTACCCGTATAATATAGAGAAAGTAAATTATGAAAATCCTTACACTTGATAACCGAGCATACACACTAGAGAAGATACCCGAGTGGGTAGATGAGAAATTGAGATTCGCTGTGCTAGATAATTCTGATCCAGGTAATCCGGACTTCTTCTACATACCCTTAATATTTTTAGAGAGCTTCAATGCACCAGCGGCAGTACTAGAAATTGGTAACTGGAAAATCAAGATGCCGTTAGACTGGAAGATGCTGATAGGCGAGCAAGGACAACCAGAGATGCATGTGTTACCAATAACAAGTTTGAACGACAGAGGCTTTGACGCATTCACATTCAATCCGTTGTCAAGTCCAAAACCAGACTTCTATCCCATAGACGTTGTGGACATATACACAGAAGTCAAATGGTACTTCCCAAAAATTAAATCAGGACAGATGTTAGCGGTTCCGTTGACCAATGGGCCTAAACCTATCTGTGCTTATTTTGTAAAAGACATTTCGAGACAATGCGAACAGGTGGATTATGGCGATGTCTGGTAGGAAATCAATTAAGATAGAAGCACCTATAATCATCACCAGTGATGGGACTCCGGTATGGACAGACAAGGAATGGACAATGGACTTCTTTGATTGGTTGTCTGAAGTAAAATTAAATGACAAACTTTCAGGTTTACAACATTTAGATAGTAAAGTAAAATTAACATTTGTATCAGCAAAAGATTGCACAATATTTGGATTAAAATATGCCAGCAGAAAAAAGTAAAAGAAAATTTTTTGAATTACGTAATGGCCTCAAAGCCGTAGACTTTAGGAACAAGGACTACTTCGACAGGATCGACGACCATGAGAAATCGTTGTACTCGCCGTACATGCTGATGAGATATGCTTCTAGTGTATCTTCAAAAGATCCTTTCTACGTGGAACACTATGTCGAGATGGTGAACGAGTGTGTGAACAAACACTGCTTCACATTGGGCAAACATAAAAAACTGCTATGGATACTGACTGCTATGTGTGGTGCAGAGACACAACAGTTCCACCCATGGATCAAACCAATGAAGCGTGTGGCAAATAAATCTTTAAAGAAACTAATGCAAATTTATCCTCACTGGAAAGAAGTCGACCTTGAAGTACTAGACAAGATCATCACAGACAGAGAACTAGAGCAACTAATAGAGGCACATGGCATCGAATCTAAATAAGTGTACCTACTGCGACAAAACATTTGCAAAAGAAAGAACACTGCAAGTACACTTGTGCGAACCAAAGAGAAGACACCTACAACGAAATGAGAAGTGGGTGGTGAACGCTTTCATGGTATTCCAAAGATTCTACGAAGTGCACCAACACAACAGCAAACCTAGGACATATGAAGATTTCTGTGACAGTGCATACTACAATGCATTTGTTAAGTTTGGCAGATACATTATGCATATCAATCCATTGTATCCTGACAAATATATCAACTATGTACTACACTCAAAGATCAAACTAGACCACTGGGCAAGGGACGATCTTTACGAAGCATACTTAATTGATGCAATAAAAGGTGAGCCAGTTGAAGCGGCCTTGCAGAGGAGCATAGCTACCATGATGGATTGGGCCACAGAACAGAATGCACAATGGCCCGATTACTTCAGACTCGTCAACACAAACAGAGCAGTCCAACACATACAGCAAGGAAAAATAAGTCCATGGTTGTTGCTAGGTTGCAACGCAGGGAAAAAAATGTTAAAATCATTTAGCGACGAACAATTACAAATGACACAGAGATTTATAAATCCAGAGTACTGGGCAAACAAGTTCAGAAGCTATCCAGCTGATCACATGCTGGTACAGGACACAGCAAAGGAGGCCAAGATTGTCTAAGATAGATGTTGATAATTCAGATGAATTAGATTTCGTTGACGGTGACAGTTGTATCATCATAAGCAAGAGCGGGGACATAAGAAAAATATTAGTACCAAAGATGGACACAGCAATGATAAACAGTGCAGGATACAGAGCATTACTGGATGTGATAGATCTATTACAACCTGGCTCAAAGGAAGATTTCATCAAACACAATGAGAAAGACAAAGGAAGCATACACTGATGCCTGACGTAGACATAGATTTTTTTGACAGGGACGGAACATTAAAACTGTTCAAGCACACACCAGCATCCATGATCAAGGAAGGCAAGACAGAGAAACACAAGACGGGAGTGTACTTCCATGCTGTACCAGAACACCCAGTCACTGGACATGCATCATTGGATTACAAGAAAGCAGAAGACAGGGGTTACTTCAAGATCGACTGCCTTAATGTGAACCTATACAAAGAAGTTAAGTCAGAACAAGAACTTGTTGAATTAATGATACAGGAACCTGATTGGGATATGTTGAAAGATCCAAAAGTGGTTGAAAACCTTTTTCACCTAAATGGCCATTATAACATAGTGTCCAAACTGGAACCAAAGACCGTTGAACAACTTGCGGCTGTACTTGCAATCATACGTCCTGCCAAGAGACAGCTGATGTACAAGGAGTGGGAGGAGATAGTTGATGAAGTATGGACCAAGCCCACAGACGGATCGTATTTCTTTAAGAAGTCACATGCTGTTGCTTATGCACAAGCGATTGTTGTCCAGATGAATTTGCTGGCACGTGCTAAATATAGCTTTAGTGCAACACAAGATTAAAAAACTCACTAAAAAACTTCCAAACAAAATCGTTGACCTATCTGACTCTGGACCTATGACTGGTGTTGAGTTTGTAACACATTTAGATTTCCTTTGGCGGGATAAAAGTAAAAGGCCAATCAAGGTGTTAAACAAACACTGGCAAATGAGTGAGATTTGGATTCGCAACGAACTGCCTCATTGGCAGAAGATTTGGAGCCCTCGTGGTATTGATATTAAATGGGATCGCAGACAGCGATCTTTTTTTTTGTCCGTAATTAAACGGGGCGTCTAACTAGTTGGATAGTTCTTCTCTTTACTCGTTTCTTTGAAATTTCAGAAAGTTTAACAGTTGGTCCATGTACTATTTCAACATCCTTTGAGTTTAACGTTACTAATGTTGAACGGAAATATCGGAAATCGCCTTTGAGAAATATGTTTATGGGTATTTTCCTGTTGGATTCGTGCCACCAAGTTTCACCATATTTCAAGAATGTCATCTTGTCCTGGGGCATCATTATCCTACCATAGTCATAGAAGCTGATAACATTGATGTCTTCATTCTGCACTATGCCTACAAATTCCATGTCGCCCTTTCGTATTAGGCTCAAAAATGGGAACTTGTCTCTTAACGTGTTAAAAATCTCATTCATAATCTATCTATAAATACTGTTAAATATGTATTATGCAAACAGTACAAAGGTATTTAATAAACAACTTGGTAATCGCCTACATAAGTGGTTATCACGGAGGAAACACAAAAGTGTACGATAGACGTTTAACGCTTCATAGGGGAGTATCAAATCCCATCACATTCACGTTCAAGAACGAGGATCAGAAGGCACAAGATATCACAGCAAAAACTTACGAATTAAATGTTATTGACACTGAAAGTAAAAAATCAGTTATCACAAAAACACTGACAATACTAGATGATGGCTCCACGGTTAGCACAAAGGGTGATGCTAGTACCACAATAACAGAAGGAGATCTACTGCCTTTAGATAGCAAGTTTTACAACTTTGCAGTTCGTGAGGTCAAAGCAGATGGTAGCAGAGAAGTGACATACGCAGACACTGGCTATTCGGCCGCTGGAACAATAGAATTACTAGATGGTGCATACCCGGAATTTACGGCAAGCACATCTATAACAAACTTCACGGTAACCGCTGACGCCAAGTCATTGGCAAAATTATCAAGTACAATAGATGCCAGGCCTGGGATCAACAATAACAAAGCATTACACAGTATTGCAGTGTACACAAAAGATTTCACAGGAACAGTTAAAGTGCAAGGTACAATGGTATCGAATCCATCAGCACCAACTGATTATTTTGATATTACCATGGACAACGAAGCAAGTGCAACAAATACATTTTCCGGTTCGACTGGCGTCACCAATTTCAACTTCACAGGAGTATACCACAACGTGAGATTCACGTGGGGCAATGATCCAGGTAATACCGGCCGAGTTGACAAAATCCTATACAGACAGTAAAATATAGTTAATGAATCTTATACAGAATACAATTCTGACTAGTCTGCCTGCGGGTCGAAAGAAAACACCCAGTGGTTGGATAAGTTTCAATGCACCTTGTTGCGTACACAACGGAGAGTCGGCCGACAGGAAGAAGCGTGGTGGCATAATGAGCAGTGCCGATGGCACGATATCTTTCCATTGTTTCAACTGTGGATTCAAAGCAAACTATGTGACAGGACGTAAGCTCAACCAAAAGATGCGGACATTCATGGGATACATCGGAATAGCCGACGACACCATAAGAAAGATGGCCATAGAGGCCATGCGTGAAGAGGAAGGTGGTGTGAAATATGAGAAGAAGAAATTTGTCACATTCAAAAAAAGAGACTTACCGATAGCAACTAGAAATTTGGAATACTGGCTAGAGAGAATGTTGGAAGAGGTATTAAAACCAGAAGAATCAGAATCCATAAACAAACTATTGAAGTATCTCGAAAGTAGAGGCATTGGACCAGACTGGTATGACTTTATGTATTCAGCAAACAAGAATTGGGATGTCGACAAAAGATTATTGATACCATTTTACTGGAGAGGTGACATAGTTGGCTTCACCGGGAGGATGTTCGAGCAATCCACTAAGGTCAAATACTACACAGATGTACAACCTGGCTATGTGTTCAACATGGACGCACAAGATTGGTCGAGGAAGTTTGTACTGGTAACGGAAGGACCGTTTGATGCAATTACCGTTTCTGGTGTGAGTATACTGGGGTCGGAGATAAATGATACACAGCGAGAGCTGATAGATGGACTGGCCAGACAAGTGATTGTAGTACCAGACAGAGATGCCCCGGGAGAGAAATTGATCAACCAAGCGATGGAATTTGGATGGAGTGTTGCATTTCCAGAGTGGGGAGAAGGAGTTGACGATGTGGCTGATGCTGTGTTAAAATATGGTAGACTGTTTACTATACAATCGATATTAAAAACAACAGAACGAAGTAAATTGAAAATAGATTTGAAAAGAAAAATATATGGCTGATTACAATAACAACGACCCGCAACACCAGGCTAAGAATTATTCGTTCGACGTGCAGAAATTGTACATCGAGATGCTGTTGGCTGATGCTGAATCGTTCGCTAGGGCACAGAACATATTCAAACCTGAATCTTTTGATCGTAAGTTGCAACCCATCGCAAAGTTCGTCAAGGACTACATGGACGAATACAAAGTGATGCCGGAAGTAGAACAGATAAATGCATCACATGAGATACAATTAAAACAGGCAAAGGATTTGGATCCGGCGCACTTCAACTGGTTGCTAGATGAATTTGAAACATTTTGCAGACACAAAGCACTCGAAAGTGCGATACTTTCATCCGCTGATCTTCTTGAGAAGGGCGACTACGGTCCGGTGGAGGACATGGTCAAAGAAGCGGTACAGGTTGGACTCACACGAGACCTAGGAACAGATTACTTTGATGATCCAAAGGGTAGACTACAAGCATTAAAAGATAACAATGGACAGATAAGCACAGGATGGACAAACCTAGATAAGAAACTGTTTGGCGGATTTAACCGAGGTGAACTGAACATCTTTGCAGGTGGTTCGGGTGCAGGTAAGAGTTTGTTCTTGCAGAATCTCGCAGTCAACTGGGCAACTGCCGGATTGAATGTTTGTTACATCTCTTTCGAATTATCAGAAGCACTAACGGCTATGAGACTGGATGCCATGATGACTAATATTCCAACTAGGTCCGTGATGAAACAACTTGATGATGTTGAAATGAAAGTCAAGATGTTGGCAAAGAAGTCAGGTAACCTACAGATCAAATACTTGCCAAGTGGGAGTAACGTGCTTGATGTGAGAACATATCTAAAAGAACTAGAACTTAAATCAAAAAAGAAAATAGACTGTATACTAATTGATTATTTGGATCTTATGATGCCTAAGAGCAAAAGGATATCACCAGCAGACTTGTTCATTAAAGACAAGTATGTGTCAGAGGAATTGAGGAATTTAGTTGTTGAGAAACAATGTGTGTTGGCAACAGCATCACAGTTGAACAGGGCATCTGTTGAAGAGATAGAGTTTGATCACTCTCACATATCAGGCGGACTATCCAAGATACAGACAGCAGATAACGTGATTGGTATATTCACAAGTAGAGCCATGAAAGAGCGTGGCAGATATCAGATACAGTTCATGAAGACCAGATCAAGTTCTGGGGTTGGACAAAAAGTTGACCTGGAATTTAATGTTGATAGTTTGAGAATCAGCAGTCTTGACGAGGAAGAATCACAGAGCTACAACCAACAGGGCAAGAACAAGATATACGACTCACTGAAGCAAACATCAAAAGTGTCATCCGACGACACGACAAAAGATGCTAGACCAAGTATGCCGGATCCTCGTAAGGGAGATAACCTTGGGGTGAAGGTCAAAGCAAATGTCGAAGGTGGTAAACTGAGACAACTGTTAAACGAATTGCATTCAGACGAAGAACAGTAATCCTACATGAGTAAGGCTATAAAAACAGTCAAGAGCAAAGGCCAACTGAAGAGGCTGTTGGAGAATATCACAGGTACGGGTAGAGAACTACTAGAGCAGTGGATAGCACTTGACCCTATATATGTTGGAGAATCTACATCTGCCGACTACAAACAGAGCATACACAGACATCTCATAGAATCAGCAAAACAGATCAGGATCCCGGGTCACTGGTGCGAATTTGGAGTAAGGGAGGGCCGAAGCCTTAAATGGTTGATGGAGAAATACCCAACACAGGTAATACACGCATTCGATTCGTGGGAGGGTTTGCCCGAAGAGTGGAATCACGGAACCGGCACAGTGGACGACATGAGTTGCGATCCACCGGAGGTACCTGAGCACATCCAGTTGCACAAGGGATGGTTCAAAGACACACTGCCGGAGTGGAAAACAAACAACCCCGGACCTGTCAGTTTCCTTCACATGGACGCTGACATTTATTCTTCGACCAAGGAAGTGCTGGGCTCGTTGGATGGACAGATCGTACCAGGGACAGTTATCACGTTTGACGAATTTTGTAATTTTAGATTGTCCGGCAAGATGAGCAAGTGGCAAGATCATGAGTTCTTAGCATTAGTAGAATGGTTGGACCAGTTTGACAGGGAGATCAAACCATTGAATAGAAACTGGGCATACCAGGCCAGTTGTGTTGTGATTAAGTAATATTACTTGTACAACTTGTTAGTCTTCACGAACTCATGTAACAGGTCTGCCCACTTGTGATGTCCTTGCTCATTAGGATGTCCGTCATTGGCAGATTTCACCCAACCGTTCTTGGCAACGAATTCAAAGTGACTCTGTGTGTAGTCCTTGTTGTTAACACTCACCTTATGGTCTGACGACGATCTGTTGTTCAATTGCATCTGCACATTTTCCTTTGCGTACTCACTGCTCTCGAAGTTGTAGAAGTGTTTCCGATCTATCTGATCCTTTAACAATTTGAGATCCGGTCTAGATTCCCCGTTCACTTCATCCTCGGGTAGGTCATTTGTTAGTGCATGATAAAACACATATGGTATGTTGTGGTACTTTAAAAAATACTGTAGGGATAGAATATTGGTATACAGTTTTACAACACTGGCCAACTCAACATCGAAGTCTTTGTCTCGCATGAAGAAGTCATGCTGAGGCAACTGCCACGTGCCCCATTGGTAATCAAATTTCAGCAGTTCGCCCTTGATCCCGCCCTGCTTTACTGTGGGTGTTCTTGCACTGCTGACATAGTCCCACCTGTATCCAGTGCTCCAACCAACACTCACGAAAGTGTCTTTCATCTTGTCTGGATTCTTGAAGAACCAATGCATGGTAGTGTTGACTATCCTGTCATTGCCCCTGCCGCCCTTGGCAAGGTTGATCGTTGGTTCTTGTATTTCCAGATGTTGTCCTAACTGTTGATGACAACTGCCATACACTTTCTTTGTGCTGAAACTACAACCGTTGCTCAAATGATATTTCATATGCTTTTACTCACGTGTTCCCAACACTCCCCGGATTCGAATTCTGCAATGCTCCATTGACAGTGTGCTATCTTGTTTGCCCATTCTGTTTTATCTCCAGTGAACGGATCTTCAACTTCACTTATCTCCTTACTGCTCACATCATACACCATGCTTCCCGAGTCACACGCTACATTAGGTGTCCCTTGCAGTACAGCATCTATTCCTGCTCCTGATGTGTACGTGACCGTGCACCATGCTTTTGCTAATTGATCTTGTATGGACACGAAGCCGGCCTTCAACAAATCTGTTTCCTGCCAATGCACATCTGCTACCTTCAACACTTTTTCTCGTAGTGCTTGATGTAGTGTAGATTTCCTGTAGAGAGGATGGGGTCTCACCACGATCCTCCTGTCACTGTGTTTACGTATCTGCTCAACAGTCTTGTCTGTCCAATCGAAAACATCGGTACCCCTCAGGCTAGCGTCTCCGACCTTCTGCATACAGACCAATATGTGTTCACCTGACGTCTTCCATTCGATGGTCGGATCATACCCGTTCCTTTCAAAAACTTTTTTAGTTCTGTCAGATTCTATGTGTTCAAATCCCCACCTGGCATCATCCCAGAGGAATCCGTTTACGCCCACCCTAAATTCATCGTGCAGGGCCGTTGTTATGGGTCTGCCTACCAATTGGGTTTCTAGTTGTACATAGGGCATACCGCTTTCTATGACTTTGCCCTTGCCCCTGTGTGCTGGTTTTCCTCTTTCCTTTTTGTAACTTCCAAAGATAACGGCCACATCATACTTGTGTGCCTCGGCACTGCTGACCAGATCCCCGGAACTGCCCTTGGCAAATGACTCTAGGTATTTCAGATAGTGTTTGTTGTTTGCTGTGTCTGTTACTACTGCTACTCGCATGGAGTATTTACGTAGCAAAGCGGACGTGTAATTTTTTACAATGGCCGTTAGCCACACCGATAATTACTAGAAACATCAAGGAGATTACCATGGGAATCCACTATGATTACAAGAACACCAGGGGTGACAAGAAATTACGTAAGCAACAGGAACGTGAAGAACGTAGGTTGGCAAAGAAGAAAGATGTCGATGATATCAACCAACCGGATGTTGCCGAGGGAACAGCACTGACCCTGGACATGATCACAGACCCGAACAAATGATAAATCAAAGACTATTCGATCACTATGGCATAGACACTAAAAAGAATCTGCAGATACAACAATCATGTGCAAGGCCCTTTGATACCGTGTTGATAGACAAGCAAGGATCATGCTACGCCTGTGAGTGCACCGCTTGGTTGCCACAGAGCATTGGCAATCTGCAGGTAAAGGGTCTGCAGGAAATAATTGGATCTGATATGCACCGGCTCATGCAGGACTCCATAAGTGACGGCACGTACAGATTCTGTAATCAATCACAGTGTTCGTATATAAGATCAGGACTGTTTTATCAGGCAACAGAGCAGAAAATCAAACGCCTAAGACTTGCTATAGACGACAGTTGTAATCTCAGATGTCCCAGTTGTAGGAAAGGCATGATATTCCACAAGGAAGGTTCTGCATACAACCTGGGCATAAGACTTGCGGACAAGATAAACGAATGGTTGTACAATCACAAACATCCAATACGGGTACACATAGGATCAGATGGTGATCCCTTCGCCTCCCACGTGTACAGGCACTTCATGGAACACACCCCTAAGAGAGATAACATCAAGTACTCCATACTGACCAACGGACTCATGTTTAAGGAGTTCTACAACACCGTGCCGCATATTATCAACAACCTACAAGAACTGGGTGTAAGCATAGACGGAGCAACCAAAGAAACATATGAGAAACTTAGACTGGGCGGCAAGTGGGGGAAAATAATTGAGGCGTTAGAATGCATAGCGGAACTAAAAAAGAAGAAAGACTTTAGATTTAACTTGCATTTTGTTGTACAGCAGGATAATTGGCATGAACTAGAAGCGATGCTGGAACTGGGTCATAGGTATAGTGTAGATACGGTCTACTTCAACAAGATAGAAGATTGGAACACTAATGTTGATTTTACTTTACAGACATTCACACAACTGGAAGATTTCAAAAATTTAATGAAACAGGTCAGTGCCGACCCATTATCGTGGGACAACGTTACTACTTCTATTTAAGGTACACACGTGTGCTCATGGTGTGCCCGGCATGATTCGAACATGCGACCTTCGGTTTAGGAAACCAACATTCTATCCAACTGAACTACGGGCACTCTTAAGTGGCGGGAGTGAAGGGACTCGAACCCTCGACCTATCGCGTGACAGGCGATCGCTCTAACCAACTGAGCTACACCCCCATGTGGTGGAGGATACAGGGATCGAACCTGCTACCTCCTGAATGCAAATCAGGCGCTCTCCCAGATGAGCTAATCCCCCAAACATACCAAACTTACCAAAACAACCATTATTACCAAAAAAGTCAGTATAGCGTTTGTCTTGAGAGTTGTGTTAGTGGTGCCCCTTGTCCGAGTCGAACAGACCACCTACTGATTACAAATCAGTTGCTCTACCAGATGAGCTAAAGGGGCCTCAGTAACAATATAATATTACACTACAAATCCCTGTATGTCTACCTGTTAAACGCACACACAAGCACACACACGCATGGTAAAGCACACGACGGATTCCGTTGTACATCCGTCGTACATTTAGTATAATATACACACTTAAAGGCGTTTGAATGCTCCTATGTTCAGTACGCATATCTGCCCTGTTGACAATGCATAAATAATATATATAATAAAGATATGAGAGATTCAAAAGCAATAACAGAAGCAATAGCCAAAAAGCAGAGGGCATCCAAAGAGAAGCTCCTGCAAAGACATCTTCGTACAGAAGTGAACACCGGTGCGAGTGGTACACAGAAGTATGTGATCAAGTCAGGCGCCAATGCCGGCAAGGTGGCCGAAGGCTTCCAGAAAAGCTAATAACATAATACCATTATATTACCAATTACAACCTGCAGTAAATACTATCGTGAGCAAGGACATGGAACGAAAAATTATTATATTACTGACATTGATTTTGATCGGTATCGGTGCGACCAGTTGTGCCAAACCAAAGGTCAACACCGTACCAACCGAGATGGACACGATTGGTAAACTCGACGCCATCAGCACCGTATTGGGTTGTATGTTTGCTCCTGCCGACTGCCAGGCCAAGAAAGACCTGGGAAAGACGGAAGAGGACAAGTAATGATTGAATTCATATGTGAGCTTTGTGGCTGTGAACAGCACTGCAAGAGATCATGTGGCCAGTGCCAGGACTGCCCCGATTGCCAGTGCAAACAGTGTAAGAACGAGTCTCAATCCCAATAAATACATCTGCAAGACAATATAGGAGGATCATTATGAATCCGATTAAATGGGTAAAAGATAGACTAGACGAAAGAACATCATGGGATGGCGCTGTGCTTATAGCAGTAGGCGTTGTTGTGTTGATTGCAGGACCTATAGCCAAGTTAGCGGCGTGGGGAGCAATTGGTTATGGTGCGTGGACTCTATACAAAAGGGAGAAGTAGTATGAAATTCAAACTACCAAAGATGCCTGACATTATTGGCAATGCCAATAAACTTGGCAAAGCTATCGGCAAGGAAGTTAGTAGCAAGATCAAAGAGGCAGTCAAAGGACTTAAAGGATTAAACCCTTTTAAGAAGTAATAGATATGGAGGTGGCCTTATGTACAACTGGTTCAAAAACCTTATTGATGCATATGACAAGATGTTTGTTATTGAGAAACCCAAGAAACCGATAGTTTATAAGATCGGTAACAAGAAATACATCAGGACTAAAAGGATAAGCAAACGTTCTGTTGGACGAGTGAAATACATCAAACAAGGTGAGGGAGAATAAATTATGTGGGGCTGGTTAAAACATTTAGTAGGACCAAAAGCAGAACCTAAGCGTGCAAGAGAGAATGGCAGATACAAAGCAGACGACAAGTCTACCGCGGATGTCAACGAGGCATGGGTAGGCGGCGAGGCACCTACGCCTAAAAAAGAAACAAAAGCTGTGGCAAAGAAAGTGAAACAGCGAAAGGGAGCGAACGGTCAACCGATTGGGTAGAGTATGAAAATTAGCGACAACACATCAATATCAATGCCCATGAAGAATTTAATTTCTATAATGGCCGCTGTTGCTGTTGGTGTGTGGGCTTACTTTGGAGTTATCGAAAGACTAACACTTATCGAAATGCGTAACGCATCGCTGACAAAAGATCTAGAACATGCCGAAGAGCAACTTACAGCAGACATCGAAAAGAACAACGAATTCAGGATCAAGTATCCTAGGGGTGAGTTGGGTCAGAGTTCACAGGACATAGAACAGTTCATGTTGATAGAAGACCTGTACAAAAGTTTTGAGAGAATGCAGAAACACCTGGATGCGATGTCCAACAACAAGATAAACATAGAGTTCCTGAACGAGCAGATGGACAAAGCAGTGGATAACATCGAGAAATTGAAAGATGCTGACAGGGATATCAAATATGAAAATGGGAATGGGAAACAATAATGATTGAAACAGTATTCGCACTGTTGATGTTTGTTGGCGGCGAGATCAAGGAACACAGGATCCAAGACTCCATGGCCAAGTGCCTGAGAGGTAAGCGTACTGCTGAAAGGCAATACAATGCAAACGTCAAATACCAATGCATCAAAACAAAAGCAGAGACAGAGATCTACCTGGGCGAGAAGTCCATCCTAAAGATAATCCTAAACTAATATACAGTATGTACAATTTAAAACTCAATATTAATGATGTGCTACCCTGGGTGGATGCTATCAGACGATCAGATGAAAAATATGTTTACGACCATATATATACTCGCAGAACTATTTCAAGTGTTCAATTTGGTGCACAAAACCCAAGTTTAGGAACAACAACCAAAATTACAACAACTGCTTCGCACTATTATAGAGGTCTTCAACAACTTACAATCACAGGCACAACTGTGGTGAACGGTGTGTCAGCAAATATTGACGGCAATTACACAATACAGGCGGCAGAATTTCCAGCAGAATCTCCAAACTTTGTGAGTTTCACAATCAATTTGGATACTTCAGCGGCAGGGTGGGGCAGTGCTACTTGTACAGTTGGTACATTAAGAAAAACTCCAGTTGTGGGTGCCGCAAACAGCCATGTGTTAGAAAGTTTAGACGAAGGCCAAATAGCTAGTAAAGTTTGGTTAATAGAACAACTTAACGAAGTAATTATAAAAGTAAATTTAGATAACACGAAAAAGAAAACTAAAAAGATACCTGTTAATCCAAATGTTCTTGTATGTGGGGGTTGGTGTGGAGTAATGGCTACATTATTATTTAATAGTAATATTAAAGTCAATAACGTTAGAAGTATAGACATTGATCCTAGATTTAAACCAATTGCACTCACTATGAACAAACATTATAAACTTAATGGAAAGTTTACAGCAGGGACTTGTAATATGTTAGATTTTAAAAACTATAATGACTATGATATGATTATTAATACAGTGTGTGAACATATAGCTTGGGATGATTATTATAAATGGTTGGATAAAATTCCTAAAGATAGATTAATAATTTTACAAAGTTGTAATTATATATATCCCCCACATATTAGTTGTGTATCTTCAGAAGAAGATTTTAAAAAGAAATGTGGAGTAACTAATATTTTGTATTCAGGTACATTAGAGCAACCTAAATATATTGGTAAATTTTCTGATTTCAAAAGATATATGGTGATAGGAAATAAAAATGGCTGAACAAGTAACACAATAAGTTATTAATAAATTTATTACTAGTAAATTAGGATGGTTACGATTAGATATCTAATGGACAGGACTTAAAATGATAGGTGATTATTTTGTAGATAAATGCACATCCACAGCTATTGAGAACGCTCCATGGCCTCATCAACATGTTGCAGACACGTTGCCAAAAGATAGCTTTAAAAAACTAAGAGAATGCTGTGAAAAAATTAACATAGAAAGTGCAAACCCAAAATTTTTATATCCTAAAGACTTTAAAGATTATAATATAGATTTCGAAGATGAAATTTATTCTATTGCTAAGGCAATATTAGAAAATGCTAAAGTATTATGTGGGCAATATCCAAAATATAGATGGTTTCAAAATTTAGATGTTAATGCTCATATAGCAATTATTCCACCGCTACATAAGTTTAAGGTACATCATGAAGCTAGACAAAAAATATGGAGCTCTATAACTTATATTACACCAGAAAAAAATATAGGAACTAAAATGTATACAGCACAAAACGAAAAAGCATTTATAAAAGAAGCAGTATGGAACCCTAATAGTACATTTATATTTTGTGGCCAGCAGGGTAAAACTTGGCATTCATATGAAAGTGATCAAACAACAAATAGAATTACATTATGTTTATTTTTAGTAAAGACGACCTTTCAAATTTGGAAAAAGGTCTTGAAGAATCAGTTGTAATGGCTGTTGTTTTAGATAATCCTAAGCTAATATACAGTACGTACAGTTTGTAAATTTTGTAAATTTAAATTTACAAAACATTTACATCGTTTACAGCGTATGACTTGATTTTCTACAGTTTTAGTGTATTATTTACTATAAGTAAATTTACAAACATTAATTTACAAAAGGAACAAAACAATGTACCAAGACAAAAATAAAAGTGAAAAGGTTTACGTTGAAAGCAAATGTGTTTCTCGTGACGACTGTTGTTGGGATGAAACACCTGAGATGATTACAGAAGTCGTGGCTGTAAATAGCACTCCCATGATGGAGACCACATCAGATACTGTACAACAGGCAAGTTAATATATACGTACATGTCAATAGATTGGAACTCCGGTAGATGGGACGGCGTTGTTAGACCTTACTCGCAAGAGGACGTAAAGAGGTTGAGCGGTACCGCGAACATCAAATACACTTTGGCCGAGGACGGCTCTAATAAACTCTGGGATAAGTTAAACAACTTGCCCTACGTGAGTGCCTTGGGTGCCCTCACAGGTAACCAAGCACTACAACAGGCCAAGGCCGGACTAGACGCAGTATATCTTTCTGGATGGCAAGTGGCGGCAGATGCAAACTCGTCAGATGAGATGTATCCTGATCAGTCGTTGTACAACACCGAGAGTGTACCAAACGTTATCAAGAAGATCAACAACACATTCATACGTGCAGACCAGATACAAACAATGGAAGGCACAGGAGACACAGATTATT